GCTTTGAATATTTGCAGTGACCAGATTGGCCGAAGAGACGTTTGCCAGGGTCGTCACCGACAATTGTGTGATGTTCGCTCCGGTACTCACATTCAGATTCAAGACATTCGCAAATTGAACGTTAGCACTTTGAATATTTGCAGTGACCAGATTGGACGAGACGATGTTCATGTTGGTGAAGAATGCGTTTGTGGTGGTGATTGCGTTTGCGGCCCAGATGTTACCCCCGAGACCATTCGTGTACACGTTTCCAGCAACTTGAAAAATAGAATTTGCACCGCCGAACGACGCCGTCGTCGGATATCCCGCAGATAATACGACATAACCCTGTGTATTGTTGGTGGCGAGCACGAGCAATGGACCAGATTGACCTATGTATTGCTCACCACCACTGAAATAGATATTGTAGTTGTCATTGATTTCTGATCCTAAATTTATGTGACCCTCAACATCCAACTTGTACCACGGATCTGTCGTACCTATACCCACATTACCGTATTGATTCATCACAACGACATTTGAAAGTCCACTTGAATTTGCAAAGTAAATTACATTTCCACTCCCTTTACCGATCGCTGTAAGTGTGTTGGCGAACACGTTCGTCGTCGTGATTGCATTGGTTGAAACCAGGTTGAGAGACGATACTAGATTTGACCCGACAACCGATCCATACAATCCATGTGCGGCGATGATATTCTGAGCAGTGACTGCGTTGGACGAAAAGATGTTCATGGCTGAAATGAGGTTGGACCCCACAAGATCACCATAGAAAGTACCAGAAATATTTCCAGAATTTAGAGTCAAAATATTTGCTGAATTTACAAACAAAAATGAAGTGTTGGTGGTGGCTACGTTGAGTGACGTCACGTTGGCCGAGTACACGTTAGCTTGGACCGGAACCACTAGGTTACTTAGGGTGGCTAATATGCTCGTGTTGAGTGTTGTGACGTTGGCAGTGGTGACGTTGGCACTCGTCACATTCATGACGGGATAGGAGGTTGGCAATGTGACATTGCTCGCCGACGTCACCCGTCCGTACTGATCAATGGTCACCTGTGAAATATTTGCCGAAGATCCGTATGGTCCAGCCGTCACGCCACTCACTGGTAGAACACTGGGTGATAGCGTGCCAAACACTGCAGTCGCATTCACGCTCGAAATGACCACATTGCTTGCTGCATTGATCCGACCGTATTGATCGACGGTGAATTGCGAAATTGCCGCACCGTTTCCATATACTCCCGCCGTTACACCTGTGGGGATTAATGACGAGTTTGAAATGGGACCTATAAGATTGGCCGAATTGAGACTGTAAATTCCGTATCCATTGCCCGCAATATTACTCATGGTGGCGAGGCCGAGCACATACAGATTAGATCCCGATGGTGGGTTTGACAATGTGCCAATCGAAACCCCATTTCCATAAGTCACATTCGCGGCATTGCTTGTCCACTGCGATGACACAATGGCAACATTGGTCACGGTACTCACTCTCCCGTATTGATCAACCGTCAATTGTGGGATGTTTGACGATGAGCCGTACACTCCAGTAAATCCCGTAAGTACAGGTAAATTTGTATCTAAAATTGAGTTGTTGAAAAACAGATTATTTGTGGTGATTGCATTTGTGACGTACAAGTTTCCAGACACGTGAAGGTTGGCACTTGGTGTACTCGTTCCTATACCCACCTGATTTATGTAGTAAATTGGTGAACCCACGGCACCCGTCCATTGCGAAGACACGATAGCAATATTGGACGCTGAAGTAACTCGCCCATATGTATCAACCGTCACTTGAGCCACATTCGCACCTGACCCATACGTCCCAGCAGTTGCCCCGCTTGTAGGGAAAAGTCCGATCGGTATAGTACCCACCAAGTTTGATGAATTTAGATTTGAAATTGCAGATCCGTTTGAAGCTACAAAAAGTCCCTGAACATTGAGTCCAGTAAGGGTCCCTACCGAGGTGATGTTGGGTTGACTTGGGTTAGTTACGGATTGTGCCGTTGCGACGGTACCCACCAAGTTTGCCGAATTCAAGTTGGAAATTGCCGAACCGTTCGCTACCAAAAGTCCAGACACCGTAAGTCCAGTTAGAGTTCCTACCGAGGTGATGTTGGGTTGGGAGGCATTGGTTACTGATTGTGCTGTTCCTACCGTTCCAACAATATTTGCCGAATTCAAGTTGGAAATTGCCGAACCGTTTGATATGATGGCCAAACCTTGAACATTAAGACCGGTCAAGGTACCTACCGAATTGATATTGGGTTGACTTGGGTTAGTTACGGATTGTGCTGTTGCGACGGTACCCACCAAGTTTGCCGAATTCAAGTTGGAAATTGCAGAACCATTCGATGCTACCAAGAGTCCAGACACCGTAAGTCCAGTCAGAGTTCCTACCGAATTGATATTGGGTTGACTTGGATTAGTTACTGATTGTGCTGTTGCGACGGTACCCACCAAGTTTGCCGAATTCAAGTTGGAAATTGCAGAACCGTTTGATATGATGGCCAAACCTTGAACATTAAGACCGGTCAAGGTACCTACCGAAGTGATATTGGGTTGACTTGGATTAGTTACTGATTGTGCTGTTCCTACCGTTCCAACAATATTTGCCGAATTCAGGTTGGAAATTGCAGATCCATTCGATGCTACCAAGAGTCCAGACACCGTAAGTCCAGTCAGAGTTCCTACCGAGGTGATGTTGGGTTGACTTGGGTTAGTTACGGATTGTGCCGTTGCGACGGTACCTACCAAATTTGCCGAATTCAAGTTGGAAATTCCAGCACCATTTCCAAAGAAGGCTTGTGATACAACCGTTGTCGAGTTGAGAGATGTTAGATTGAGTGTAGTGAATGTTACGTTACCGGTGATGGCCCCAGCAACATAAAGATTTCCCGTAAAGGTACCGTCGACGCTGAGTATGTTTCCAGCGATGACGTTCCCACTTGTACTTAGGACGTTTGATGCGACTGTTACGTTCGCAGGAGGAACCATGAACACGGGGCAACACGTTCCCCCATTATCAATGGATTCCATATCTATTTTATAGTAAGATTTTACTTCTCAAGCAGTGAACCACCGATACCATCGGCAATAGAGTAGTCGCGCAGCTGGCCACGGACAAAGTCACCATCACCGCACAGACCACCTGGGGTCAGGCCGTTGGTGTAGTACGAGGCGCTCTCGGAAGGACCTGGGGTGCACTCCAGATTGGGTCGAATCTCAAAAATGCTCTGAGGACCCTTGGTGCTCGTCTCCGTCATCAGAGGAGCGGCGGCAAACTCGGACGAGGCGGTGCGGCCCTGACGAGCCAGCATGACAATGATGACAATCAAAAAACCGATTATCAGAGCGTTGGTGCCAATCTTGGAAATCTTGTACAGAGACATTTGAAATAGGTTGATATTTTTTTTAATTCCAGGGAACCGAAGTCAGCCTGAAACTAAATTGCGTTAAAGGTTAGAGGATCTTTTCTTTAAACTTTTCAGTATGGACATTAGTATTACCGATGGGGCTCATAATCTGAATCTCGATGCAGATGAAGCTGCACTTCTCGACGAGATTTCGATTCAGCCTGCTGAGAAGCGTGTTCCTTTAAAACCCAAGCCGACGCGCCCGTCCGTTTTTGCACGCAAGGCACCTGCCCCTCCTCCTGATCCAGAGGAGGGTTTTGACATTTTCATGAATCCGGGCAAGAGAACGGCGCCACCTCCACCTCCTCCCGAGGAGGTGTTTGACGGGGGTGAGGAGCCTGAAGACGACGAGCAGGGTCCACCCGACTATGAGCCACAGGGTGGCTCGGCATCTGTTCCAAGCGATGGTTACAAGACTATCGAGGATGAAAAAGCGGATCTGTTGAACAAGATTAGCCGTCTGATTAAGAAGGGTATTAACTCGAGTGCACGTCTGACAATCTACTCTGACATTGAGGAGATTCGCACTGAGTACAAGAGAATGATTTACGCCATTGAGTGTGATCGTTCGATCAAGTTTCAGCGTCGTATGCTGATTGCAGCCGTGACTGGTCTTGAGTTTCTGAATGACAAATTCGATCCTTTCGACCTGGAGCTGAACGGCTGGTCGCAGAATACCATGGAGAACATCGATGACTACGACGGTGTGTTTGAGGAACTGTACAACAAGTACAAGGCTAAGGTGAACGTGGCACCAGAGGTGAAGCTGATCATGATGGTTGGCGGGTCCGGTCTGATGTTCCACCTGACCAACAGCATGTTCAAGGCGGCGGTGCCAAATATGGGCCAGGTGATGAAGCAGAACCCGGATCTGATGCGCAATATGATGGATGCTGTTCAGCGGACAAATCAGGGGGCGTTTGAGCAGGGAGCGGGTCCAGGTGCAGCAGATCCTCCGGGTGGTGGTCTCCGGCGTGAGATGCGTGGTCCCGGAATGGATTTTGGTTCTCTGATGAATCTGATGGGGCCAGGTATGCCTCAGAATACTCGCCCTGTTGTGCGCGACGACGAGTCAGTTTCTGACATTGTGAGTCTCGACGCACAGTCCGACACGAAGGAGGTGAGAGTCAACGAGCCAAAGAAGAAGGGACGCGGGGGCCGTCCCAAGAAGAAGGAGGTATCGATTTAAATATCAACTAAAAATAAATGGCGATCGCCTATGCGCCGTTTGATGAAATGGACCCAGGCCCACTCGGGCCGCCACGGGTCGTCAAAGTTCCAGCCAAGGCGGTCATACAAAATCCGGGTAATACAGAGTGTAACTATCTCGTGTTGTTTTTCATAGCAGGTGTCTTTCTCATGGCACTCGTTGACTAGTATTAATTTTCGCAACTTAAATCAGGAAGGATGATTGACGAATACTTTTCGTCAAATCCTCAAGCAAAATGGGCGGCTATAGCTCTACTAGCGGTCTATATTTGGTTCATGGTGTTGGGGCCCTTTATGAAGCTCTTTACATACGACCCAAATAAAGATCACACATTGGAAGACTCCAGGTCCCGTTGGTTTCTTCAGCTGCTCATAGGTTTGGTACCACTTGTTCTCGTTGGGTACAATTGGTACAAGGCGTCAAATCAACCCCCGCCACCCCCAGTCGAAAAGCCGTTTGATTTCAGAGAGTTTGAATCTAAATTGGATGTTCTCAGGGAGAAGATTGTCAACCCACAGGTTGTATACTTACCATACCCTTCAACCGCCACCCCAGTCGGAGAACCAAAGGTTCCCGAAATCCCTCCCCCTCTCCCAGACGTTCCGGAATTCCCCCTCCCCAACAAAAAATAGTTGAATAGTGTATAGATGGCGAACGGTAACGCAAGTGGACCCCACCCAGCAATCATTATGATTGCTTTATTTTTATGGTTCTTGTTGTGCTGGGTTCTTCCAGTAGTTAGATTGCGGGACGAGAAGACGACCGCAAACATGAAGACTGTTTGGTCAGGCTGGCTCATCATTGCAGGTATGGGTCCAATCTTCTACGGTATTTACACAGTTTATAATTCACGTGGTAATGCAGCTTCTAATACCACAGGTGGCAATGCCCCACCACTCGAGCCCGGAACCTTCCTCGTGAAACCCAACGGTGGTAAACCCAATGCCAATGCAACTCTTCCATCTAATGCAGTAGGCGCCACCCTCCCACCACCAGAAGCCGCTCTCAAATAAATGCACACTTTCCTTCGTCTAGAGGCCTCTTTTTAGGCAGGGGCTCTTCTCGCTCGAAATTGAAACCCGCCTTGGCATAAAATACAGTCCTCTTCCGGTACATAGAATGGAAGAGGGACCACTGATCAACAATGTCATAAATCAGGGGTGAATTGGTTTTTCCAGCCGTTTCACGCATGATTCGCCCGACAGCTTGTGTCACATCAGAATGTGGAGACGCGAGAATACACGTATCCAGTACAGGAATGTCCAGTCCTTCTTGGGCCATCGCAAAAGTGGCGACGATCAAAGGCTTCTTTGACGTCTCATCCAAGTCTTGTTCATTCATTCCTCCCAGATACAAACCACCAATTTTAGTTTCAAATTGAGAAAGAATCCAAAAACAGTGTTCGCGTCTATCACTCAGGACAAGGATCCTCCGATTGTCCGCTAGACAATTCTTGATAATGTCTACGATCAATTCATTTCTTGGATTGAGATCTGAAATCTGAGTCACCATCTGTGCCATATTCACCTTTCCAAATTTGGTCGTCGGTGGGGCCTCCTTGAAGAGAGGGTCGTCGTACTTGACCGTCACTACACGCGTGCTTTTTTGATTGTCACGCTGGACAGCGTAAAATTCGGGGCCCATAAACCAGTACAGGAGACGTGTCAGGCCATCCTTGCGTTCGGGTGTGGCTGTGAGGCCGAGTGTGTACCGTGGGCACAGTTTGAACATGGACTGTGAAAAAGCAGCTGCACCGATGTGATGAGCTTCGTCTACAATCAAAAACCCAAACGATTCAAGAGAGGCAAGTTCGCGCATGCACATCGTTTGGATCATTCCGATGACGAAATCCTTTTCAATATCAAAAACGTCCTGCTGAATACGGCCGATTGTAGCTCCTGGACAGAACTGCGCGATGCGTTCCTTCCACTGATTTGCCAAAAACTCTTTGTGGACGATGATCAGGGTTCGTAGTTTTAGGTGTGCCGAAAAAGCCAGGGCCATTGCCGTTTTGCCGTATCCCGGCGGGAGCGAGAGGACACCACCTCCGACTTCTTCAAAGGCTTTGACTCCGGCTGCAAAGGCTCGGTCTTGGTGGGTTTCTGATCGGAGAGTTCCGTTGAAAGTGATGCTAGCAGGAACAGGAGGAGGACGGGTGTCGGAGGGCGTCCCGAACCGCCCGCTACCGAAATACTTTGGCACAACCAGTGAATCCTTGTCCACGCGAAAAACTTTGAAAGCGGGGGGGCGAATACCCATCGCATTTTCAACTGGTCTAACAGTCAATTCCTTCTTTAATTCAGGGTCAATCGGGACAACCAGACCGTGACGACTCAACATGTGAAAATAGTCGTGATCTCTTTTAAGTTACAAAAACCGAATGCAAAATGAAGTGAATGTCCCCCTCCCACAGTTTCTTCTCGACAAGCGCCCTAATTTTTTGACCTGCTTTTAATTCTTGAATTGGAACGATACCTTCAACGTGACACATCACTTTGTTATATCTGAACGGTACCTTGACCCGAGTGACAAATCCGTCCCATCTCAGGTCAAGATATTTTCGACCACCGTAATCGTAAAACGGGGTGACAATCTCGGCATGAATTTCCATCTTGAATTAATATATTTTATTTTTTTAATGACAGTTACTGTCAATCTTGTAACCCCTGGGAATCTCACGGCGGAAAATGCATCAAAAATGGTGAATGCGTGGACAGAGGACGTCGTAGCTGTTTTTGATCGGGCAAATGGTTGTGTCCTCTTTACACCCAATTTTAGCTACAATGGAAAGTTTAGCGTGTGCTACTCGGATAACAAGGGTGGATTCATGGACAGTATCGAGATTGGCAAAGCACTCAAGGCGAAAGATATTGCTATGGGTGTTACAATTCCTTCAAGAATCAAGGAAATGACGGTTGACAAGATTGCAAGTGACTTTTCAATCGAACCTCCTCTGACTCAGCCGGCGGTCACTATTCTGACGGTCAAGGATCCGCCATCTGTGACGATGCTCCACGTTGACCGGGACAAGGGCACAATCGCATACAAGACGGGGACGACGCCAAATTTGGTCTACAGTGCTGACAAAGGATGGACCGTTTCTGACAATAGTGCAATTATCATTATCATCGTCGTTGTCGTGATTTGCTGTTGCTGCTGTTCTTGTTTGTTTATGAAGTAAATGTGGCGTAAAGAATTCCGCGTTGTTCATCTGACATGTTCACTGCCGAGTGAGTCTGGTTACACATGAATTTGATGAGTTTTCCATTCTCCTCCTTGTAGGCTGTGTCACCTTGAATGAGGTAACAGTGATCGGGACAGTCGAGCCCGAGATGATATGTCCATCGACCAATTTCATCTCTGCACGCCGGCTCGTCTTTGTGAGGGGCTATAAATCCTTCTGGAAGTAAGATTGAAAATCCACAAAAGTAAACCCCTCCGAGCTTTTGTAGAATTTCAACTGTCCGTGGAGCGAGTTTCATTGCGGGACGTGTCGGTTTTCCATAGACAAACAGTGGAAAATTCCACCACTTGTCATTGGTGTCTTCTATGACTGACCAACCTTCACACTCCACGACATTCTTGAAAATCTGTTTGTCCAGCAGGTCGTAGTCCGATTTGGGCCTCCGTACATTCGGGAAGATGTTTCGAATTGATTTCATCTCCAAAGCCATGACTCCCCAGTTGTCCGTCAAGAGATCCATTGAGTACTATACCCGATTCCATATATTTTATCAGAAAACTATACGCGAAAGGTAATAGAATTGAATTGTCGTGAAGAATTTCATACACAAATTTGGATTTTTTGTACAGAACAAACAGTATACCGACCAGTGAAATATGAAAGAGGTCAAGCTTGTCGTATGTACTTAAGATTGCAATTAACGCAGATGGATAAAATACGTCATCGATAATCATGTCTAGGTACCCTCCAAATTCAGTCATCTTGTTACACTCACGAGCGATTGTTCCGTCGAGCATATCGAGGACAACTCGTAAGACAAACAGGCCTACAAAGTCCTGTTTCTGTAGTATTCTGTGGACGATTACTCCACTTAGTAGGCCATTCAGTAATGTGATATGTGTAGGATTCATGAAACATAGAATAGGTGCTAAACTTTTCAATATATTGTAAATTGGCTTGTCACATGCGAAATCATTGAATGGTTCTGGCATAGATTTAAAGATGTCAACCTTTTTAAGTCTACGTACGATGGAAGATCGGTGGCCAGAGATTGCTGATGAAGCTATTTCAATTTCTAATTTTAATTCAAAATTCGGATGGAATCAAGAAGACTCGATTGAGTGGCAATACCCATTGATGAAGGATGGAGTTCCAACAGAAGAGTCTATTAAATGCCCCGTGACTATGAGTTTACTAGGGAGGACTGTTAGGGATGCCGGATTTTCACTACTGGACTATGGACACATGGTTGCTCCACGTCAGACGAGTGGGAGACGATATCACTTGTGCTTGTCAGGTTGCGACTTTGTGAGAAACCCAGTGACAAATGAATACGAAGAAGTTGATGGTGTGTATTTTATTCAGGGCACCAAAGTGATTCACGAGCGAGATGGTGAGTCATATACTTTCGACGGGGATAAACCGTGGGGAGTAATGAACATGACGAATGACTCATTGATCAGGATATGGTGTACTTTTTTTCCCGACAAGTATTAACATGGGTGGAGGGTCATCTGCAAATCCATGTACGAAGAGTGGTGGGGGATCTGTAAATCCGAGTAACAAACCCACGCCACCCCGCACGGGTGGTAAATATGTTACCAAATCTATTGCTCCGTTATACGGGCCTCCTACGAGAGATACGGGATGTGGTAATGCGGGTGTGAAATATGGCTGTGTGGGTGGAGAATACAAATGGGACAACAAAAGTTGTCCTTGCGCGGGATCAGCTGGATCGATTTGTGTGAAAGATCTTCCTTTTGCGGATATGTGTCCAACGATCGGTGCTCTTTCACAGACAGATTGGGATGGGAAAAATGTCAAATGTCAGTACAACACATGCACGCTTCCTTTTGATCAGCTAAGTGGGTATTTCGATGATACAAATGCGAACAAGATTAAAGGTGATCGTTGCAATCCTCTCGGATATGCAGCTCTTGCCGCGAGCTCTGAATGTCGAACGTATTACGGTGCAAACTTAGATTCTGAATTGATGAAACGCATAGAAGCAACCGGAAATGGATGGGCAAGTGACGCGGTGTTGAGAACTGCTGTAAATGGATATGTAGCTGCCGAACTCATATCAAACCCACCACGGCCGTCCGATATTTCAGCCCGTGGTAAGACGCTTATTCGAAACTTTTGCACGGCAAACCCCAACGATCCCAAGTGTGGGTGCTATAATGCAATTGCTAAAGGCCTCACGGGATGTCAGGCGTCGCCAACCTCCCCGGGATGTTCGGAGCTTGCGGCTCTTGGAACTCAATTTGATAACGCTCCTCCAGAGTTCAAACCCATTTTCCAGAACATGAAGAACCAGGTGAATGCTATGTGTCTTTCGGAGAATTGTAAGACGGTTCGTGGTTCATCTGGAAACGCAGCAGGTATCCTTCTTCCAGGAACTGTCCCGAGTGGTGATTGCTCGAGCACTTTCAACGTATGTCTGACGAAGCTGACTGTCGGACAAATGACGGGTGGTAACATTGATTCATCATGTAAACAGGAGTTCAATCTTCCATCTCCGACGCCTACCGCCGCTCCTACACCTGCCCCGAGTGGTGTTGCAATCACGAGCGGGCCAAGCGGTACACAGGGCAGTGTAGCAGGTGGAACCGGACCCGCAACTTCAACAACGACCGGTGGAAATCCTCCAACTCCAGCAGCTTCAGATTTGCTCTTCAAAGACCCGACTGGTTATCTTGACAGTAAAGAAAAACAGTATGGTGTCATTGCTGCGTTTTTAATATGCTGCTGTTTAATCATCCTTTTGTTATTTTCAGGTGGTGACTCCCCGGATCCAATGCAGCAGGCGCTTCAGATGAAATTAATGGGACTTTAAATGGGTCCTCTGAGTTTATTTGCACCGGCGTTTGCAAGCTTGACGGTCGACTCCTGACCGGCGGGACTGAGCAAGAATGCAAGTGCACCCAGAATAAGCACAACGGCAACAACGGCAACAATTTGCATAATTCCTGAAAGTCCTGCAAACCATGCAGCAATCAATCCTCCGAGGCCTTCACCCTCCGCCTTGGAAGTTTGTTTTATACCAAGTTTGGTCGCAACTTCAGTCTCTGCACCAGCTACAGCCTGTGTCACCGCCTTCATCACACCTTCAGTTACGAGCTGGGATACGATATCCTGTGAGAAATCCAGTTTGGAATCGTCCGTGCACTCACCCAGTGTCACCTTCTTCGTCTGTTTGTTAAAGACGCTATTGGCGATTTCCTGCAGCTGGGTATCAGTTACGGTGTTCTCAATCTTGTTTTCGACTGTGTTTTTGTAGTTTGATATGTTCTCTGATGTGGCGGGTGCAGTCTGGAACATACCAGACTTGGCCTGGGCCTGTTGGTCAATACTCGCATCAGCCGCCGCCTTGATCTTGTTTCTCAGATCCTTCATATCTGTTGGGGACAGTTCACCGGTTGTTGTTTGAGTGGACGTAATCTTCTGAGACGCATTAATATTACACCGACCGGACGTACGGCCAATCACAAGCTCCATGTCCTGAAGATTGATGCCACTCGCAGTCACCTTGTTGGACTTGCTCGAAATGAAATTGTTGACGGTACTATTGATCGTCTTGAGATCGACATTCGTCTCAGTCTTTGACTTGGTACCACAGTCACCAATCAGACCAGCGACGCAAAACCCTTCAGTTGTGCTCGACAGCGTGAGAGTCGCCATAATAATAATAATATACAATAATATTAAAATGCAGTTTGATCCCAAGAGTGTCCTGTTAGGCTTTCTGCTTGCTGTGGTCTTGTACTATGTGTTTTACCGCCGCATGAGCCGTATGACCGGGGGGCCAGAATCCTTCCCCAAAGCGCTCGAAGATTCGTGCCCAGACGGTTACGAGAAGGCTACAGATTTTCTGTGTGTGAAGAAGCAATAAGCTTGAGCTTCTCCTGAAACTCTTGGTTCTCACCCTTCCCGGGAATTTCCTTGAGTCCAGCCTGGATCGCCTCAATCTCCAGGCGTGACAGTACAATCTTTCCAATGCGAAAGTCCATGAAGGCTTCAGCCGCCAGTGGCACAATCGGTTTAATCAGCTCAAACACCTTTTCAGCCAGGTCCCGAATCTCCTTCTGGGCGTGAGAGTCCATCCGGAGTTCCAGGAAATGGAATAGATTGTGAAGATTCATCTTCCAGAAAAACTCGGTATACGTGCACAGGGGCAGGTGAGCCCGGGCGAGCTCACGTGAGCATCCCTTGTTCAGAAGCTCGTCGTACGTGTGAAACGCCAGATCACATGACGCCTTTTGCTTCAGAAGCAGATTCGTGTCATTCTCCATGGGCTCCTCCCCCCCTTGCTTATTCGACGTTGACTGGACACGAAGATTGTCCGGTAGGAAGAATTCGTCGGGCAGGATGGAGTACCGTGCCGACATTTCATTCACAGAGGCTGTTCGATGTCGTACCCACTGTCGGGCCACGTAAATTGGGCATCGCACCCAGAACTTGAACTCCACCATCTCGAACGGAGTGTTGTGCCAGTGGCGCATGAGGTATCGAATGAGTCCTCGGGTGTCAGAGACGCTTCGAGTTCCCTTGGCGTATGAAACCCGAGCAGCCTGCACAATAGCTTCGTCCGAACCCATGTGATCAATGAGTTTAACATCGCACATTTCTACTTTAAGAAGTCGCTTCCTTCTTAAGTACAAATGAAGATTGTCTTCTGCATGCCCGGTAACAACTATTCTCGCGAGTTTCTGCTGTGCTGGTCAGACCTGTTGATGCAGGCGGCTCAGAAGGGTCATCAGGTGATGATTTCTCAGCAGTATTCGTCTGTCGTTCACTTTGCTCGCGCCAAGTGTCTCGGTGGAAATGTGCTCAAGGGGAAGGACCAGAAGCCTTTCCAGGGTGAGATGGATTACGACGCGCTTATGTGGATCGATTCCGACGTGGTGTTCAAGCCCGAGGACTTTTTCGCACTGCTCGAGTCGCCTCACGACGTGACTGCCGGAGTGTACATGATGGAGGATCTGCAGAATTTCGCCACTGTTAAGGAGTGGAACAAGGAGTATTTCGAGAAGAAGGGCACGTTCAAGTTCCTTCGTCCGGATGACATTATTGGCTCGCCTCAGTATATGCAGGTTGCTTATACTGGGATGGGCTGGATGCTCATCAAGAAGGGTGTCGTCGAGGATCTCAAGTACCCATGGTTCTACTCTCCACTCGAGAATATCACCGACGACATTGTTGATTTTAATTCGGAGGATGTCTCATTCTGCAAGGCGCTGTGGGATGCTGGCCACCCTGTCCACATTGACACGAAGATTCGCGTCGGCCACCAGAAGCGTATGATTATCTAAGTCTGGCACTGAGCTTTACAATAGCTCTGTGAACCGGGCTGACTACCTACCCACTCGGCACCGCTGAAAAGTTTGCATGTGGTACCCATGTAATTGAAGTGAGTACAATTTGTAGTATTATTGCAATCCGTCTTGCACTTGTCAACAGTTCCTGTCGTTGTACGAATCGTCTTTGCCGCGTACTGTGAATCACCCAGGTAATGAGCGACATTATCCTTCTTAATCCAATTGACGGAGCTACCAACCGGTACAGAGGGTGTTGCCGCTGGGGTTGCCGCTGGTGTTGCCGCTGGTGTTGCCGCTGGTGTTGCCGCTGGGGTTGCCGCTGGGGTTGCCGCTGGGGTTGCCGCTGGGGTTGCCGCTGGGGTTGCCGCTGGGGTTGCCGCTGGGGTTGCCGTAGAGCCTGAATCCTTCTTTTCATCCTTTTTGAGGCCAAGACCTAGACCCAGGCCAAGGGCTAAACCGATGATAATCGTACAAACAACACAAATGATAATTTTGGTCTTTGTTTCCATTACAAGATATCAAGATTTAAAACAAGGAGAACGGCTCGGGCTCGTAAGTTGAGCTGGTTGACGTATTTGTGAGGGGTGCGCTAAACGTGTAAACATCCTTTGAACCTGTCAATGGAATCGTCAGCACTGTCGCGCCAGCTGCATTCTTGACAATCAGATTACACCCGTTGATGCGTTCTTTGCAGCATGCCGTACGGTTCCAAATGACAATCTTAGAAATGACTTTGTCACTTCCCAGGTCGAGTGTCATTGCTGCATTTGGAACATTAGTAGAGTGTGGCAGGCGCAGACCAGCCGGGCCACCCGTCTCTCGGTGAATACCGTCAATCAAAAACTGTGGACCGAATTGGGATGGATTGTTTGCATAAACAGCTGGAGTGATGGTTGGTGTGATACCAGTTGTGATTCTGGCACCGTCCTGACCGTGAACATCGATGCCGAGGATGTTAATGAACTCCGCCTTGTTATCGGCACGCGCCACCTGCACGGTCTTACCGGTGATCATACCGGATGGTACTGTTGGTGCCGCGGGAGTACTCGTTGACGCCGCTGCTGCCGGAACTGCGCTAGATCCACCATCCTTCTTGTCATCCTTTTTGAGACCAAGACCTAGACCTAGGCCTAAAGCAAGACCAATGACGATAGTACAGACGATACATATGATAATCTTCGTGCGAGTCTCCATCTAATTTAATTTAAACTTGGAAATTAATTTATGGAGCCGCCCCTGCAACACGCACGTATGTTTCGTAAGGTTGGTTTGGTGATCTGACTGAAATGTTTTGTTTCAGCCAGCAATTACTAGGAGAAGTTGCAATACGTCCTTTTTGCCAAGAAAATCCCACACACCCACGCGTTCTATCGCATGTACTTTTGCATTGATCCACCGTTCCGTTCATAGGTTGCCCTGGAAGATCAGTTCCTGGTGCTGTCCATGTTACGAAATTATTTACAGTATACGCTGCCGGAGTTGCCGCCGGAGTTGCCGCCGGAGTTGCCGCCGGAGTTGCCGCCGGAGTTGCTGCCGGAGTTGCCGCCGGAGTTGCTGCCGGAGTTGCTGCCGGAGTTGCTGCCGGAGTTGCTGCCGGAGTTGCTGCCGGAGGTTTTGACTCGTCTTTCTTGAGACCCAGACCCAGTCCAAGACCAAGGGCTAGACCGATGACAATCGTACAGACGATACATATGATAATCTTCGTGCGAGTCTCCATCTAATTTAATTTAAACTCTGAAATTAATTCGTCGAGATTGCGATAGTACCGTGCCAGGTCTTTCTTGAACCGCGCATCCTGCTTCCCTTTCGTCTTGACGATGTAAGCAAGATTCGCCTTTGAAAATTTTGTCCTGAGTTGATTTTCAGTTGGCTTTCGTGGGGCGAGACGTTTTGGTTTTTTCTCAATAGCGGCCACCTCTGCCTTGCTAGGAGTCCGATTGATGAAGCTCAGGGCCTGCATGACGGTATCCGCTAGGTCGTCTTTCTTTTTGTGTGAATCGAAATAGTTGACCCAATCGCTATTGACAGACGTCGTCTCGAGAAACTTACGTGCACGCTCGATCGACGCCTTTTTACGTGCGGCATATCGAGATGCACCTGCACCGGCCACATCAGGAATCTTGTGCCGTGCGTCATAGATGATCACCTCACGGTCGAGGTTTTTGACGAGCATGTACGTGTGTAAGAGATTTTCTACCGACTTCATGGAACGGTTTCTGTCGGGTTGTTTTTCAATCAGAACCGTCTTTGCATTGAGAACCCATGGGCGTTCATTCAGATGGCGGACCAAATTAGGAAAAATACCCGCCCCGTGGTTGGGTGGTACACCCGAAACGTCCCACTGATGGATACGTTTCGTCTCGGGATCGATCATGCACATTGCAAGATTTTTAATTCCACAATCGATTGACAAAAGCATCTTTTAATAAAGAGTTGATAGATTTTTAAGTAAGTACGGATGTCACTTTGTCAACAGAAGAGGAAACTGACAGATGAACGAATTGAAAATGACGCCAAGCGACACGCCGCCGCTAAAGCGTTTGTTCCGGGCGTGAGTACCGCTCCTCTGACCCCTCAGATGTCAGGTTCGGACCTCATTTGTTGGTGGTGTGTTCATCCTCTCCCTCAATTTCCATGTTTTCACCTCCCAACCAGATATGACGAAAAAAGGAATCGTTTTACAACAGTCGGAAACTTTTGTTCGTGGGAGTGTATGAAGGCTTACGCTCTTGACATGAACACGGCACGATCGGGTGAGATTCAGAGCTTCATCGCCTTGATGCGCATGAAATCGTACGGAAAATACATGCCGTTACATGCGGCACCGAAACGAATCGCGCTCAAAGTGTTTGGTGGTACATTGTCCATTGATGAATTTCGTGAATACTATGGCAAAACGCCCCCACCGGTCTATTTTCCTGACCAAATTCAACTGCATCAAAAAGTTGGTTGTGAAACCGTACCGGTTGCAAGTGGGCCCGTCAATTCCAGTTCAAAATTAAAGGCGATTGAAAACGCAGAGACAAAGGGCGACACACTCAAGTTACGTCGGAACAAGCCACTTGAGAGGTCGAAATCCAAGTTAGAGAGTACTTTAGGTATTATACGCAAGGCAAAGTGATGTGGTGCTGTGTGTCTCGTAAAGGATATAAACAGATTTTCAATTTTGAAAATGGAACTCACGTCAGAGCATACAGTTATGATGATGCCGTCTGCAAATTGCAAACCGCGCGATTTATCACCCACACTGAACAAGGTATTTACGAGTACGGGTCAGACATTTACGTCTACGCTAGAGACTGTAATGATGCTGGCTGGAAATTATACCTTGACAAGAGGGATCCTACATTGAAGCGGGAGCGTAAGTAGACGATCCAGTTGTGGATGGCTGAGGGCCAGTTGGTGAAGGTGGCATCGGTGACGGCATCTGTGTGGTCGATTTGGGTGCCGAAGGAGGAACTGATGACATGTCGGTTGATGCTGGAGCGGTTGGCTGGGGGGCATTTGCTGGAGGTGGTGGTGATGGTGCTGGGGCTGTAGGCACGGGGGGAAGTGGTTTATTCTCCGCCACGTCGGGGGGTGGAGCAGCTGGCTTGAGCTCCTTCTTTTCAGGGGAATCCATGACTGATTTTTTAGACACTAATCCTACTGCCAAAAGAGCCTTATTGTCTGATTCGTCTATTGGGCCAAGCGACAGAACGTTTGGCATGGATCCGTAGGTTGAAACTTGTGGGGCTGGGACAAATAGCAGGGTGACCCATGCGATGATCATTCCAAGTCCGAGACTCATCAATCCGCTTGCAAGCTTCATTTAATTAAACCCAAGTTTATGTTTTTGGCGCTGGGTCGGACGGGACTTGGGCAAGTCCGGATCTGTACTTTTGACCCATACTGACCCAAAATGCGCCCTCCACTGAATGAAATTACGATCGAGTGTCTTCCGGCACAGTACACATGGAAAAGATGTACCGGGAGAACCATCGTGAAGTGTTCTCCATACGACAAGATCACCATACTTGCGATGTATCCATCGTGCAAAAGCACATCGCTGAACACCCATTCTAGATGCTTCAAGTTTCATTTGTCGAAGAAATCGACGCTCAGCACAACAGTGACAATCGTTAGTAGCCACATACGGGACACTGACGGCTTGCGCCACTGCAGTTCACAATCGGATACATTCTACGAGTACAGGTGGTGAAGTTTTTAACTAGTCTCACCCTTCACGTGGCACAAAATAATAAAGGTTTTGAAACCGAGTATGAATACCAAAAATACAGGTCTCACATCTTAATATGGCGGAACATCCTCTCCGTGAATATGCGCGATCGAAGGTTATGGAGTACGTGGAGTTTCCAGCGGTTGCTCGAAATATCGAGCGCAGTATCTACAACTACGCCGTACAAAAGACTCGCGAGGTGAGCCGTACGTCGGACAATACGATGAAGAATCCCGAGACGGCCAAGTCGATTGAGTATCGAAAGTCTCAGACGAGCACGTGGGAATGTACCGGATTCAAGACACGGTACAAGCACAAGCTGGTCCATCTACTGACCGAGTTCAAGCGAGGTAAGATGATGGAAGCCATTAAGAATGGAGAAAAGGGACCTGCATACCTTGCAAACCGTATCGAAAAGGGTGAGAACTACAAGGGTCTCCTAGAACGCCTGAAGAAGGGTGAGCTACAGATTCGGGAGCTCGCAAATTACGGACCGAAAATCCTCGATCCGAATGGCATGTACGCCCAGACCGCCTTCAACATCAAGGCGAAGGATCTGGCTATGGAATCTTCCCGTGCAAAGGAGGAGAACTACGAGGGTCTCTTCAAGTGTGGGAAGTGCAAGAGTACCAAGACAACCTACTATCAGATGCAGACGCGGTCAGCCGACGAGCCAATGACCACCTTCGTGACGTGTACCGGATGTGGGAACAAGTGGAAGTGCTAGTGAGTGAGTGCGTGAAATCACTTAAACAGAATTTCATCGAAACTCTCAGCACGCTATGAGTCTCGTCAAAGTCTGGACAGATGTAGGGGGGCGCAAACCAGTATCTCTACTTGCTAAGATTGTCGAAAAGGATGGGGTTATATTCACAATCAAATACCTAACTGCTGGGAAGGATGGTGTTTGGCGTTATGAGGATGACACGTATGAAATTGACGATGATTCGATTGCTGAATATCTCAAAACAGACAAAGAATTTGATATTGGATTTATAGCCACTGATGATGGTGGATTTATTCGGGAGGATGAATCTGACAGAGATTATGAACCAAGTGGTGACGAGGATGAAGATGACGAAGAAGATGAAGAGGATTTCGAAGATGAGGATGATGATCAGGACGAAGAAGAGTTTGAAGAGGATGACGAGGAAGATTTCGAGGAGGATCAAGACGAGGAATAATATGTGTCAATATTATCAAATGAAGATTTCACAGAACAATGTGCTTATCGTCCTTGCTCTCATTTTCCTCTGGCTGGTCATGAGCGGGCGTGCGTCAGGCTATGCTACACCCATGTGCTGCGGAGGTGCGTAAACCATAGTTAAAAACATCCCGTGTCTAATTTTAAATGTCAACGTCTGACGTTACAAACACGGCAAAGTTTATGAAGGCGTTCGATCCTTCAAACGAGCGTCACGTCAAGTGGTTCAAGCGCATGACTGACCTGAGTGAGTCTATGAGCAATCCAAACGAAGCAATCACTCTCAATGCAGAAATTAACATGAATCCTATGAAGATTACACTCAGTCACCCCGACACACTCGACTGGTTTCACATTCACTTTGTGTTATGTGCTTCGTATGCCAAGGCGGTCCTCAAGGGCAAGGCGTTCATCCCTCAGTAAGGACCGTCATCTGGTTCGTTGAGCGTCATCGCCTTGTAGAGCTCGTTATACCGTTCTTGATAAAATTCAAGTGGAGCCTGAAAATTGTAAATAACCCCTGAAAATGAATAGCCATTTTTTGAATTGATAATATCCTGAACTGATACAATATCGAGTACGTTCCGCGTGCACATTATTTTCAAATCATCAAAATTCCATTCTTGAATGTACACGTAGTGTAGCACGTCATATTTCTCGTCTGAACTCGGCAAAATGAGAGATCCCACCTCTTTGGTGTCCGGAAGCTCCTTTTGGCGAATATAGTACGTCTCTATCATTTTACCGATGAACATGGCGTCATCGAATCTGTGAAACCCGACAATTGCCGTCTGTGACTTGTTTGACGGCCGAATCGTAAATGCATCATTTGGCTTGGAGTGAATTGTGTAGTGTGTTTTAGGCCGCTGATTCGTTTCCATTAGCTTACGTGGTTTTACGGGCGGAGCACGAACACCCAGCATCTTATCAATTTGAAACCTAAATTTCTTAAGTATCTTACCGGTAAGGTGTGTTGGGAATTCTCATCCATGTCCCCATCTGGTTTCTTCCGGAACTCGCGCTATGAATAAACTGGGGTAATTTAACTCCAAAAAATGTAGCAGGAGTGTTGGCTTGGATAATCTTTCTTTTGCGATACGTACGCGTTTGAATTTCGGTGTGGTACGTAGTTGGGCCGGTGCGTGTCACGCTCAGGAATGATTCGACATGTATATTCGGTAAAAGTGCCGCATTTGCTCGGTTTCGATTGCTATTCCGAATAAACCGAATAGTCTGCCCATTTCGTATATTCATTAATTTTAGGCGATATTTTATTCCGTATCATCAACCAGATCTGGAACCTCGTCCTCGGCATCATCCTCCTCCACGGGTGCCTCCACGGGTGCCTCCACGGGTGCCTCCACGGGTGCCTCCACGGGTGCCTCCACGGGTGCCTCCACGGGTGCCTCCAC